AGAAAAAAATATTAAATATGTAAATTGTGGAATATATAATTTTGAAATTTCAAATTTATTAAAATTTATTCCGTTATTAAATAATGAAAATAAAGCAAATGAATATTATTTAACAGATATTATTAAAATGATGAATAATGATAATATTATTATAAATTATTATGATTTAGAAAAAGATAAACAAATTGAAATATATAATATAAATACTATGGAAGATTTACATAAATCTCTTGATATTTTAATGTTATAAATAAATATTATTTTTATTATCTAATTATATGAATTATTATGTATATAGTATAATTGGATTTTCTACTTTATATATATTTAAATATGAATTAAGAAAGATTTTAAGTAATCTTTATAATAATATTTATTATAAATTTTATAGTGATGTAATAATAAATAATACAAATATTGAATTAGTGAATTGTATTGAGAAACATATTATTGAAAATAATTGTAATATAAATAATTGGATAATTACATATAATGATAAAAAATTAAAATATAAACTAGGATGTGGTAAATATGTTATAAATAATATTTATTTTAATATATATGATGAATATATTATTTTAACAACTAAAAAAAATAATATTAGTGATTTAAAAATTACATTGGAAAATATTATTAATAAGAATTATGAAGAAATAATTGAAGTTGAATCAATGGATGTTTCATATGTAATTCCAATATTAGATGTTAATCAATATTATCAAAATGAAAAAAAAGATGATTAATCCAATAAATATTCATCCACTTTAATACCACAATAATCAGCAGGTGTTTTTCTATAATCAACTGGTATATATAAATTTAATCTTATTGCTTCTTTTAATAAAAATTTAAAATTACTTTCAAATTCTTCATCGTGTCCTATATTATTAGAAGCAATATGAGCTAATTCGTGAATACATACATAAAATATAATATTAAAATCATGAACTGTTCTTAAAAATTTTGCTCTTAAGCATATAACCATTAATTCTCCTTTATTTAAAGTATAGCTTGTTATATAATCATCACTATCATCAGGTCTTTCAGTTATTTCAAGGTTTTTAGTTCTATTAACTAAATTTTTAATAGCGTATTCTTTTTTTGGATATTTTTTAATATTTATATTTAAATCATTAACTATTATAGTAAAATTTTTTTTTATTTTTGATAATATGTTGGCAGTTTTTATTGAATCAGATTTATTTAAAACTTTATATGTTTCTCCATCTAATTGTGATTTTTCTTTTATTAAATTATCATTTTTTTTTATAATTAAATTTCTTTTATAAAATAATAAAAGTATAAAACTTATAATTATTATAAAAAAAAATTGTTCCATAAGATATTATAATATAATTTTTAAAAACTTTTTTATACTATCAATAATATATATATAATGGGTTCCAGTAATTCAACAGAAAAAAAAGAAACTAATTTGAATGATTATTTAACCTCGTTAGATTTAGACTTTAATAATTTTGAAAAACAAAAAATGCCTGTTCTTGATTTTAAAGTAGGTGGTAGTAATAATTCTTATGAAAAATATAATGTTTCAAATCTTTTAAAAGAAAGAGAAGAAACACTTAATGGTGGTGGATTAGATAATACTACTGATTTTGATACTACAGTTAATCATAATTCATTAAGTGTTAATGTTGTTAATGCTCTTAATAATATTCAAAATGGAGGTTCAAATGATGACATGCGTAATATTATTAATGATGAACTAAAACAAATTATGAATGGTGGAATGGGTTGTAAATGTGATAAAAATAATGAAAATTGTAAGTGTGGAAATGATATGTCATTATCTTCTACTAGTGATGATATGAAATTATCACCTGATAGTATGATGGGTGGAGCTAAAAAGAAAAAATTCACTACTTCTTCAACATCTATTAGTAGTGATAGTAGTGATGGAAGTGGTGAATTAAGTTCCAATGATACAAGCTCTTCATCAACTTCTTCATCAACTACTGATACATCAACTACTATGGTTGGAGGAAGTGAAAGTAATAATAGTGATAATAATATGAGTATTAAAAGGGGTATTTCTGTTTTTCCTTTTGAATCATCTGAAGCTGGTGATTCTTTATCTGAAAGAAATATGCGTTTATTAAGAAAACACTTATAAATAAAAAATATTTTTTTTAAAAAGTTATTGTAAATTTTTTATTCTTTACAGTTTTAATATCTTCATCATTAAATGATAAAGTATCACTATTTAATGAATTTTCAATATCTTCTTCATTATCATTAATTTCATTAATTTCATTAATTTCATTATTTTCATATTTATTCATAAGTTTATCAATTGATGTTTGTCCTTTTCTTCTTTTAGTTTCAGAATCAATTGCATTTTGGAATATTGTTTTTGGATTTTCAACAATTAATTCTAAAAATTGTAAAGCAGGTTTTTCAATTTGATTTGTTATATAATATAAATAGTCTAATTCTAAATTATTATCTAATAAATATTTAGGGTCTTCAATTTTATCACCTTGTAATTTTGATTTTTTATTTGATATAAAATATACATATTGAATTCTATCATTTACTTGTGGTTTATTTCCAGGGTCTCTTTTAGCTATTCTATCGGCTAAAACAGCATGAGCTATACTACTTCTATTTTTATAATTTTTCTTTAATGTTTTTGAAATTAAAAAATATTCAATTGGATATTTTCCTCTCAATATATTTTTTAATACTGTTCTAACATATTTAATAATTTCTGAATTTTCATTTTTATTTAACATATGATCTACAATTCCACCAACTACTATTTTTACTATTTTTGCATTATCTCTTCTTTTTAATACAATTCCCATATTTTTTTGAAAATAATCTTTATCATTATCTTCATACAAATTACCAACATATTTCTTTTTTGCTAATTGTATAAATCTAAACATTGTTTTTTCATATACCATTTTTTCAGGTTCAGGTAATGTTTTACATATTGTTTCACCTGATAATTGACCAAAATTAATTGATGTCATCAATAAATTAGATATTTCCATATTATAATTCATCACAAAAAACACTGAATCTGTGTCCCCATACACTACATCAGGATTTACTTTTAAGTTTTCTTTATCATCTATGTGTTCTACAATTTCACCAACTCTTTTTCTAAAATATTTAATAAATTCTTTTTTATTATTATATCGATTATTTCCTTCAAATCTATGTTCTGGATATTTTTCAAAATATTCTTTTGCAAATTTTTTATATTCTTTTTTTTGATTTGTTAAACATAAATTTAATAATTGATTAAATGGTTTATTAATAAATTGTCTTGAATATTTTAACATTCCTCTTCCACCAGCAGTAATAGATGGTGCTAAAGGACCTAAATATATTGGACTTACTTTAGCACCTAATAATCCATAAATACTATTTGCTGTCATTTTATAAGCAAGTTGTAATCCATCTAAAATTTTTGCTAAAAATGGGTCCTTACAACATTCCATTTCTTTTTTTACTGATTTTCTTTTTTTAAGTAATCCATCTAAAATTCTTGGAATAATTCCTTTAGTTCCATCTTTTCTTTCAGCATAATACCATACTTGTTCTTTACCATTAACATTAAAATTAATTTTATTATATTTATATTCTTCTAAATCCATATATTTTTTATCTAATATAAGAGTTTCATGTGATATATTATAACATATCGCTGTGCTTGGATATAAACTTGAATAGTCTAATACAATAACCGGTGTTTTATATAATTTAATATATTTAGGTGTAAATACAATTGCACCTTCATATTTATCTTTATCTTCTTCATTACCATAATTTTCAGGAGGTTCAATATCAGGTATTAAATGATTTTCTGTTTTACATACTTTTGATAATAATGAGTGTCCTTTTACACTTTGACCTCTCATAAATATATATGATAAAGGAACAAAACAAACATTAGCCATACCAATATTATTATTCAATATTTGTAATTTATCCATTATTTTTATTACTAATATACAATCCATTATACAATATTTAGCAATTATACCTCTATCATAATCATTTCCTTTTTGTAATTTAAACATATCTTTTGCTGTCACATCATCCTTAGCATGACACCAGCATAATTTTTTAAATTGTCGAATATCTTCTGGAATAGTTCCACTAATTGATATTATTTTTTCTTTTTCACTTATATCTTCTATTTTTGTTATTTGATATTTTTGATTATGTGTATTTGTTGTTAAACCATCAAAATAAGAAATTGTTATATATTGATCTTTACTTGTTCCATAAATACTATTTGTTTTTATTTTACAAGAATTATTATCATTAGTATAATCTATTATTTTTTCTTTTATATATGTTGAAGCTATAAAATCTAATTTATAACATTCTAATGCAATATTTCTTTTTATATTTGTAAATACATCAATTAATACTCTTCCATCAAAGTCAAAATAATATAATTCATTATCTCCAAATGCTTTTGATGAACCCATTTTATTTTTATCATTTGGTTCTATATATTTTGTTTTTTGTTTTTTATTCCTATCTAATAATGAAAAATCACTTAATATATTTAATTTTTTTGCTCTATCATGCATATATTTAAAATCAAAACCATTTATATTAAATCCAACAATATAATCAGGATCTATTTTTTGTATTAATTTAGTCCATGCTTTTAATACTTTTCTTTCACTATCATATGATTTAATATCTACATTTTCCATTCCTTTTATTTTTTCACATCCTTCCAATGTTATTATATTACTATAAAATGGTTCAGTTTCACCATAATAACAAAATACAGTTCCAATTTGTGTTATATAATCATTTGTATTTTTTGCATCAGGAAATAATCCACTTTCACTATAACATTCAATATCAAATGATGCTATAATTTGTTTTGTCATTTTAGTTTCTTCATGATTCACAATATCATTATAATCACAATGTATATTAATATCACAATAAGTTAATTCATTTTCTTTTATTTTTTTATATTTTAATATGTTTAACCATCCACAAGTTTTTAAATCTTTTTCATGAATAAAATCTAAAAATGGTTTTATTTTTGATTCATAAATTTTAATTTTATAATTTTTCTTTAATATTCTTTTGCTATTTATTTTACTATCTTTTATTACTTTTTTAAATGCATAAAACGATCTCATACTTAAAAATGATAATTTTATAAATTCAAACTTTTTATAATTAGTAAAACCAACTAAATCACAATGTTCTTCAATTTCATATTTATGAAATTCATTTACAATTTTTTCATTATAAATATTTTTAGAATTAACATATTTAGAATTATTAATTGTTGTTTCTTCAATTGGAAATAATGAAAATATATAATTAATGTATGATTTTATATTATTATTATTCCAATAATCAGGCTTCTTTATGTAAAAGTATGGTTTATAATTATTAATTTTTAAATATACAGATTTATTATCTTCAGTTCTTCCATATGCTTTAATAACATACTTTTGAATTTCTATTTTATTTTCATCTTTATATTCTGTAATAATATCATTACTTTCTTTCCAATCAAAAGTTTGTAATATTAAATTTTTTTTCATTTATATTGTTATTATTATTATTATTATTATTATTTATTCAATTTTTATTATTTATAATTATTGAAAAGAAATTATAAAATTAAAAATATTTAATATTAATGAATTCATGGGATATTAATAATAAGAATTTAAGTAGAATAAAAAGAATATTTCCTTACTTAAATCATAATGACCTTTATAAACAAATATTAATAGATGATAATTCTTTTAGTTATATAACATTAAAAGAAGTTTCTGAAGATATAACAAAAATAATTGTATTAGAACTTATTAAAATGTGTATTAATCCTTTAAAAGTTAAATTAATTGATTATACCGCAGGTGTAGGTGGAAATATTTTCTCATTTAGTTCCCAATTCCAAGAAATTACAGCTATTGAAAAGTCAACATTAAGAGCTTCATATTTAGCAAATAATTTAGAAGTATATAATATTAAAAATGTTAAAGTTATTAATGATTGTTCTATAAAATATAATGAAAATAATGTTATATATTATTCACCAACTGTATTTTTTTTTGATCCTCCATGGGGTGATGAATGGAAAAAAGATTTAATTGATTATAAAATAACATTTGACAATGTTAAAATAGAAGATTTCATTTTAAATATATATGATAAAATTGAATTAATGTATAATAATTATTCTTTTAATAATTATAATAATAAATTAATTGTATTAAAACTTCCAAAAAATTATGATGTAAAATATTTATATCAAAATACCAAACAATTTAAAAATGATAATTATCAAGTTTCTATTAATTTATATATATTAAATAAAATGTTAATTGTTGTTTACAAAATTATTTGTAATTTATAATATTTCATAAAGAAAAATATATCCATTATTTTTATTAATTTTATTATTATTTTTAATTTGATAAATATTATTATCATCATAATAAAACCATTTACCTATTTCATCGTCATAACTTGTTGCTGTATAATGTCCTCCATTTTTTGAATTTCCTAAATGTTCTATATATCCTTTTAGACCATAAGTATAATTTTCTTCTTCATTTATATAAGTATCACAATAATCTTTAATATTTAATAAAAATGGCATATCAATTTCATTATTATTTTTTTTAGTAAAATAGCCATTATTCTCAAATCTATTTATATTAATAAATAATAATTTTGGACTTTTAAAAATTTTTTTTGATTTATAAATCTCTGATGAATCATTACAATTGGAACATTTATATCCTTCTAATAACTCTTCTTTTGAATAATTATTTATAAAACATTCATTTAAAGTATTTGTCAATTCTAATATTAATAAATTATTACTTTCATATGAATTTGATGTAAAATTACATTTTTTACAATGTATATTAATAACATCAAAAATAATTATATTTTTAATTAAGGGATTATATTGTTTTTCAAATGTTTTTATTATAAAATTTATAGCATCATATTTTTTTATTATATCTTTATTTTTATTTTTTAATTTTTTAATTTCATTTAAATATTTTCTTTTTTTATCACCCTCCTTATGGTAATTGTATTTTAATAAATAATATTCATAATCAATTGTTACATCATTTTCATATTTTCTACTCATTTTTTTTTTTACACCACATTCATCATTTATTTTATCTAATATTCTTAATAAAAATTCCATAGCATCTTGTTGATAATAACCATTATAATCTTCATAATAATTACCACAAACTTTTCTAAATTTTCTTGGAACTATTTCTTTTTGTTTTATACCTTTTGTTCCATCAATAATATTATTTAATTGTTTTGTTATTGTTTTTTCTTTTTCTTCATCCATATCATAATCATCATCATCATTATTATTTTTTATTACTTTTTCTAAATAATTATTATAATTTCCTGAGACAAAAAAATCACAAAATTTATTATTATTTATTAATAACTGTATTACAGAATTTATATAACAAGTATTTCCCATATT